GTCAGTGTTCTTCTTCACCTCGTCCTTGAGGTCGCTCTGGGATTTGGCCTGTTCGTCGAGCCTGTCCTTTAGTCTTTTCGATTCTGCTCCGGCGAGGTCGCTCTCCTTGGAGAAGGCTATGGTTGCTGCGACCAGTCCCGTGAGTGCCGTTGCTGCGAGGACGTATGGGTTCATCATCATCACCCTGTTGAGTGCGGCCTGTGCTACGGCTGCTGCTCTTAGGAGTCTGATCTTTGTAACGTAGTGGGCGTTGATGGCAGATTCCACGGCTGCTGTCGTGATGAGTGCTGCCCTGTATGCGCCGTATGTGGTTATCAAGACTGCGATGGTCTTTCCGATGGTGTCGTAATTCTGTACGAGTGTCTGGGCGACCTTGTAGCCTCCCTTGATGAGGTCTTCGTGCTCCTCTCCCCACTTGGCATAAACTCCGGCGATCATGGTGGAGAGCCTTGCCTGTTCTCCGGCTATGCTGTCGGAGAGGCGTTCCGTCATGTTGTGGTATTTGCCTCCCTCGCTGGTTGCCGATTTCATGGCGTCCTTTACCATCTGGGTGGTAATCATCCCGGCCTTCATCTCTGCGTTGAGCTGTTCCATGCTCTTGCCTGTGGTTCTGGCCATTTCATCCAGCGGGTTGAATCCTGCCCGGATCATCGTTCTGAGGGTTAGGCTGTTGAGGTTGCCTTGCGTGTTGAGTCGTCCGACGGCCATTGCGAGGGAGTTCATCTTCTGCTCGTTGCCCATTGCGATGTCTCCGAATTCACGGACGAGTGGCAGGATCTCCTCTGTCTTCTCTCCGTAAACGTTCAAGGTCTCGACGGCCTGTGTAAGTCCTCCGAGCTTGTAGACTCCGCTGTCGAGGCTGATGTCCTTCAGTCCTCCCAGCAGCTCGCTTCCGGCCTGTGCTCCGAATAGTCCCTCAAATTGTCTTTCTGTCATCTCGAGCTCCTTGCGGACTTCGATGCTTTTGGCGATGAACTTCTTCGCTGCTCCAATGGTAAGGTATCCGGCTGACAATTTGCCGACGGTCTTCATGCTGTCTGCGATCTGCTGCTGAAGGCTTGGTATCTTCTTCAGCTCTGCCTCGTGCTTCTTGACTGCGTCCGTCAGTGTACGTCCCAGATCCTTTCCTTCCTTGGAGGTCTTCTTGTATTCGCTCTGGAGATCGCTGAGGGTCTGCTTCTCCTTCTGGCGTTCTTGGTTGATTTCGTTTAGTGTCTGCTTTTCCTGCTGTCGTTCGAGGTTTAGGTCTCTGATTGCCTGTTGCTCTGCCTTGACTCCCTCCTTGGCATTGTCCATTTCCTCTTTCAGCTTCTTGGTGCTGTCTGCCCATTCGCCCTTGCTCTCCTTGGCCTTTTCGTATGCCTGCTGGGTCTGCTCCACCTCCTTGCGGTTCAGTTCGAGCAGCTCCTTGTGTTCGAGCAGTTGCTTGTCGAGGTTGTCGATGGCGTTTTTCTGATCGTCGTACTTGTCGGTGAGCTCTTGAACGGTCTTTTCCTGCTCCTCAATCTTGCGGGGCAGTTCATCGAGTGCCTTGTCTATGCGTCTGGCTTCCTCTACGGCTTTCTGGCCGATGCCTTCTATAAGTCTGGCAGCTTCTTCCGCTTGTCTCTCAAGGGATGAGTTGTCGAGGTGAATGGCAAAGCTCTCAGCTCCGTTCTCTGCGTTCATTGCTTAGTACTCCTTTATGAATTCTTCTTCATTGTTGTTATTGTTTTCTTCGTTGTTGTCCGGGTTGTTCCAGTCCATTGCGGGATCCCATTTCTCTTCCTCGTCGTCGTATTGTGGTGTCGCTGCCGAGTAGAGCAGGAGGTTCGTGTAGCTGTAATCGTACAGGATCCTCTCCGGGGTCTCTCCGAGGTTCTTCGCCCAGCCGAGGATTACTCCCCAGATGCTGTCTCCTCCACTTCCCTTGTTCTTCTGGTTATGTTGATTTCGCTTAGGGAAGTGGAAAGCCCGAAAAAATCCGCTACCTGCATGTCGAGGAACCTCTGGCTTATCACCTGTGAAAGTGTGGCCGGGCTTATCTCCTCGAGGATGGCTCTTGTCAAGAAGTCGAACTCCGGCATTGTCACGTCTTCCGTAACGAATCGCATCTTGCGCCAGCTCCACGTCCTTTTGGTCGCCACCGTGATCTGCCTTGCCTCCCGGATTCGCTTTGCTCCGAGGATCAGCGTTGCTGCAATCTTTCCGATGACGTCTGCGTCCTTGGCTGTCCTCAATGTCTCGAAGAGGATGTTGTCTGTCTTCTTGTCGATGGCTGGCATCTGGGATGTGGTGGCCGATACGAGTATGAGTGTGGCTGGTGATGGCGGTGCCACCTCGAAGGTGTGCCCGTCTATCTCTATGCTGGTTGTGGCTTGCTGCAGGATTGCTTCTGCCACCTGTTGTTCGATAGTCTTCTTATTCATTGTGCTCATTCCTTATTGTGGACGGGTGCTGTCTCGCTCAGCTATGCTTCTCTTCCCTCCTGTTTTTGTAAGGGAACAGGCAGGCTCCTTCGTCCGGCCTGCTCCCTTGGTTAACCCCATATAAAATTTACGATTAGCTCAGTGCCTCGGTCGTTGTGAAGCGGCTGTACCAGTAGTTCTGATCCACGCCACCGACCTCTGGGATGCCTGTGGTCTTCGTGATCTTGAAGGTGAGGATGAGTGCGTTACCGCTCTCCTCGTCGAAGGCTGGAGCCACCGAAAGGCGGCAGACTGGAGCCTTGATTCCCTTGGCACCCTTGTTCTTTGGCGTAACCTTTACGGATACGTCTCCGGGCACGATGTGGGTCTTCACCTTCTGCTCGCCGCTCTGGTCTTCGTCTTCGGCGATGCCCAGCTTCTTGTAAAGGGCTGCAGATGGCTCGATGACCGTTGTTACCAGCTGGAGGGTACCCTCGTTCTGGTCTTCGGCCACGACCTCGCCACCAGATGCGATCAGCTGCAGGGCATCACCCTCTTCTGCGCTCAGCTCGGTGGACTTGTCCTTGATGTAGCCCACGTCGGTGAGCTCGCTTGCGAATGCGTCGTTGTCGCCCGTGAATCCGAACTCGACCTTGCATTTCGACCATGCTGCGATGACTTTGTTCTTTGCCATTGCTTGTTTCTCCTTATTCGTTGAATGTTAAAAACTTGAATTGCAGTGCGATGTTTACAAACCATTCCTGTTTGCCCGGCACTTGGATCGAGCTCGGTGCGTTCAAAAGTTCGAAGAGGTAGTCAGTGTCTGCGTCGTTCAAGGTCTTTACTACCTGTGCGCCGATTGCCTCGAGCTCACGAAGTCGGCCTTTGTCTGGGACTAACGCTTCCCCTCCGTTGTCAATGCCCGGGACGTAGATGTTCAGCCGGGCACGGCCTTCTTCGATCTGTAATGCTCCGGCATTGGAGACGGTGAGCACTGCGTCCTCGGTGGTTGCCGTGACTGGGCGTGTGCCGCTGGTGTAGAAATCTCCACGGATTGTCTCCTCCATCAGCCCTTGGAGGGCTGCGTACATCTCCAGCTCTATCTCTGTTGTGCCTTTGACTGCCATTGCTTATGCTGCTTTGGTGGTGAATAGTCTGTCGATCATCGACTTTATCTTCGCTTTGGCCATCTGCTCGCTGGTGTCGAGAACGTCGAGGCTCATGGCCTCTACGTATTGGGCGTATGGCATTCCGGCCACCATTAAGAAGGTTATGCCTTCTGTCGGCTGCTCTGTTGCGAGCTGGTGCAGGTACTCCATTCCCTTCTGCATCCCTTCTTTCCCGTCTCCCTGCAGTCCTGCCGTCTCTCTCCATTCTCCCTCGTGGACGATCTGTCCGTCAACGATGACGCAGTACCCGATGCTGCTGCAAAGGTTCCCGGTCTGGTTTAGGTAGAGGTGGTTGGCTCTTGCGTTGGCGAGGCATTCCTCGCCGATGTAGAACAGCTGGGCGATGAGTGCTGCCTTGCGTCTCTCGATGGCATCGTTGATGCGCTCCCGGATCCGCTTGGCTGAGAATTTGACCTCTGCTGGCATGGCTATACGGTTATTTGGGTTGCTCCGACGCTCTCGAGGTACTGGATGTCCTGTATCTCGAACTCCCCGAGCTCCGTTCCCCTGTTGTCCACGAGTCTCAGCCTCTTGGCCGTGAAGTCGTTTTCCTCAATGAGAATGGTTGCGCTCGTCTGGATGAACTTGCCGTCGATGTATGTCCCTCTGTGATCGGACTTGTTCTTTCTGATGTTGCACGGGATAGGTTCGCACCATCGTTCCTTGATGGGCTGTGGGATGCCGTTTAGCAGCCCTCCACCTTCCTGCTTCTTGATCTGGATGTATCCGTTCTCGATAATCATCAGAAGTCCTCTCCTACGTATCCCACCTCGAAGTCGGCTGTATCTTCGTCGCCGATCTCGTCCAGCAGGGCAGATGCCTTCTTTGCGAACATGTCCCTCTCTGCTTGGCTGAAGCTGTAGGTGATGCCTCCCTGTGAAATGTTCGGGGCTTCGGCGAGGAACTGGTAAGTGAGAGCCTTGGCCTTCTTGAAGGCTGGGCTTTTCCTCGTCTTGGCATCTGCCTCGTTGGTCGCCGTCAGCCCGGCCTCTTCGGTGATGTTCACCACCGTCGGGGTCGGGATCGGGTAGTTATTCAGAGCTTTGAGGGCGTCGATTATCTTCATCGTCTCTTTGCTTTGAGAGGTTATGCCTCACCGTCGTTCCATTTCTCGTTCATCGTGTTGATGAAGACGAGGCTCTGGCGGTTGATGAGGGCGGGCTGTACGTATGCCTCGGCCATTGTGACCTCGAGCATCGGGTTCACCTCGCTGTATCGTGTCATCTTGTAGAACGCTCCGTAAACCTGCAGGGCTTCGGTGTTCTCTACCATAGGCACGTTCTTGTAGAACGTCCAGCCGAGCTGGGCTGTTGCCGAAAGGGTGACCACGTTCACGTTCCACGGCTTGATGGTGTCCTTCGATCCGTCCTTGTGCTCGATGGTTGCGTAGGTGTCGAGGATGACGATCTGGGGGAATCCGTTCTCTGCCTTCGTCATGTAGGCGTTGATGCTCTGGAGGTTGATCTCCTCGGCTGTGATTCTATCGAGGTCTGTAACCTTCGGGAACAGACGCTTGATTGTTGCCTTCTGTGCGCACAGCTGCTGGAACTTCTCGAGCTCCATGAAGGCGAAGCGAGGCTTGGGAAGTCCCTGCTTCTTCACGATGGCCTGTGCTGCGATGATGTCTCCGAGGCCGTCGGCTGCA